TCAGGTGCGACAAGTGCTTTAGGTTCTATAACTTCAGGTGCGACAAGTGCTTTAGGTTCTGTAACTTCAGGTGCGACAAGTGCTTTAGGTTCTGTAACTTCAGGTGCGACAGATGCTCTGGGTGCAGCATCAGGATTACTGAGTGGTGGTTTGCCAAGTGTACCAAGTTTTGATATATGTACAGATTGTCCAAACTTTGAATTACCAGCTGGTGCGACAGAAGCAATACAAACTGCACAGGATACTGTTCTTTCCTCAGTTGCTGGAGTTGCAGAAGAATTTGCAGACGTATCAACAAATATAGACTTTGACGCAGACCTTACTGCACTTACTTCAAAGGCAAGTAAAATACTTGCAGACCCAAATGTTCAAGATAAAATATCATCTGATATTGCATCTGGTTCTGCACAAGTTGGAGCAGACTTAGAAGGATTAGCTAATACTGTTGATGATATAACATCATCATTAGGTCTTTAGGTACATTATTGTAAAACTTATTGTATAAATAATAAAAACTAGGAGTCTACTAATATGTCTGCATACAGAGATGCACAAGCTAATAATGATATCACCAGAAATGTCAGACAATATTCTGACCTAGATTTATTCTTTGGTAAGAAATCTTCTGACTCCGATATTAGTAAAGTAACAGATATACAAGCAGTTAAAAGGTCTGTTCGTAATCTTGTTTTATTAAATGCATATGAAAAACCATTCCACCCAGAAATTGCTAGTGGTGTGAGGGGAATGTTATTTGAATTGATGACACCAATTACAGCTCAAATTATTGCAAAGCAAGTAGAACTTGTTATTGAAAACTTTGAACCAAGAGCAAAACTTGTGGGGGTTCGTGTTAATCCAGATTTGGATAGAAACCTTTATGCACTCACTATAGAATTCTACGTTGTAAATGCACCAACAGAATTAGTAGATATGTCAGTCATGTTAGAGAGGTTACGTTAATGGCAACAAACGATAAAAGACTTTCCATCACAGGATTAGATTTTGATGATATCAAAGAAAATCTTAAAATATTTTTAAAAGCACAGACAGAATTTAAAGACTATGACTTTGAAGGTTCTGGTATGAGTATTCTCTTAGATACACTTGCATACAATACACACTATCTTGGTTTCAATGCAAACATGGTTGCAAATGAAATGTTCTTAGATAGTGCATCATTACGTTCTAGTATTGTTTCACATGCAAAGATGTTGGGGTATGAAGTATCTTCACCTAGAGCTCCTAAAGCTATAATTAATATATCTCTTAACACACCTAAGACTATTGCAACTATGAATGCTGGTACTTCATTTACTACAACGGTAGATGGAACGACTTATCAGTTTGTAACTATTGCAGATATAACAGGAACAAGTACAGGAAATGCAATTCCTTTTGACAGTACAGAGATTTATGAAGGAACATATGTTACAACAAAATATCTTGTGGACAGCTCTGATGTAAACCAAAGATTTATTATAACGGACAATCGTGCTGACACGACTACCCTTACAGTAAAAATACAGACTGCTGTTTCAGATACAACAACCACAACCTACACAAAAGCTACAGATATATCACAATTGTCTAGGTCAAGCACCGTATATTTTTTACAAGAATCAGAAGACGGTAAATCTGAAGTATACTTTGGAGATGGTATTGTAAGTCAAGCAATATCAGATGGTAATATTGTTACCCTAAGTTATGTTGTAACAAATAAAAGTTTATCAAATGGTGCTTCATCATTTTCATCACCTAGTGCAATAGATACTGTTACAAGTATAACCATCACTACTGTTGGAAATGCTTCAGGAGGAGCAGAACGAGAATCACTTCAATCTATTAAACTTAATGCACCTTTAGATTTTGCAGCTCAAGGTCGTGCTGTTACTACAGAAGATTACAGATTGTATGCAAAAAAACTTTTTGCAAATACACAAACCGTTTCTGTATGGGGTGGAGAAGATGGAAGTTATAATACAAGTAGTGGCGTAAGCTCAACTGCCGAATATGGAAAAGTTTTTATATCCATAAAAAGTACGACTGGAGAAAACTTAACCATTACACAGAAAGACCAATTGGTAAAAGATTTAGAGCCTTATAAAGTTGCATCTATTACTCCAGTGGTAGTTGACCCAGAAACAACTTTTTTAATATTAGGTGTTACATTTAGTTATGACTCTAATTCAACAACAAAGACTATAACAGATTTGAGTTCATTAATTAATACAACAATAGCATCTTACAATACTACAAATTTAAATACATTTAACTCACCATTCAGACATTCACAAATACAAGGATTAATTGATGGAACAGATAGTTCTATTCTTATGAATACAACAACTGTAACAATGGCTAAACTATTTACTCCAACAACAACACAGTCTACATCATATACAATTAATTTTAATAACGCATTTTATAATCCAGTTAGTGGATATCAAAACTCTGTTATAGCATCTACTGGGTTTTATATTGCCAGTGCATCTACTGAATATTTCTTTGATGATGATGGTTCAGGCAATCTAAGAATATACTCTATTGTAAGTGGAACAAAAACGTATTACAGTTCTACAGCTGGTACAGTTGATTATGTAAATGGACTTATTACAATCAACGGTATATTAATCTCAAGTGTATCTAATGTAGATGGTAATACCTCCAGTCAAATTCGTATTACTGCGTTATCTGATTCTAATGATATAGTTCCAGTCCGTAATCAACTACTAGAAATTGATTTTGCAAACAGTACAATTGGTGGAAGGGTTGATGCAGCTGCAACTACTGGTATAGGATATACGACAACAACAACAGGAACAACAACTAGTACGACTGTAAATACAACTTCGTCAACTACTACATCTTCGAGTTATTAAAACATGGCAGACCAAAAGTCAAAATTATTGAATAAGTTATCACCACTTATAGAAGGTCAGGTGCCTGATTTTGTACAGGCAGACCATCCAATCTTTGTTAGATTTCTAAAACAATATTATCAGTTTATGGAAGCAGGACAGATTACCTATACTGCAACTATTAATTATGTAACATTAGAAACTACAACAGTCGCATATGTATTAGAAGAAGATGGTGACAGGGTTGTTGTAGAAAGTGGTTCTAACGGAAGCACTGGTAAGTTTACAAATAACGAAACCATTACAGGTGCAACCTCTGGTGCAACAGCTACAGTTCTTGTAGAGAACTCTCGTGACTCAAAGATATTTGTTTCTTCACAACAGAAGTTTATTACAGGGGAAACAATAACTGGTGGTACTTCTGGTGCAACTGGAACTATTAATCAATATCGTGCTAATCCCATACAGAACATACAACAACTTTTAGATTATGCAGATGTAGATAATACTATCTATGATTTCCTAGACCAGATGCGTACATCTTTAATGACTGCAATTCCTAACTCTCTTGCATCAGGTGTATCTAAAAGAGATTTAATTAAAAACATTAAAGACTTGTATTCTGCAAAGGGTACAAAAGAGGGACATGAATTATTCTTCAGGATATTACTTGGAGAAGAAGCAGAAATCTTTTATCCAAACATTCATATGTTACGAACTTCAGATGGAGATTGGAGAACAGAAATAACATTAAGATGTACTTCTTTTACTGGAGTTACTGGTGATGAAGTTCTCAACCAAATTATTACTGGTGCGAGTTCTGGTGCAACAGCCACAGTTAATGATGTCATAACATTCCAAGAGGGAACACAATCTGTAACTGAATTTAAACTTGCGAATATCGTGGGAACATTTACGGACGGAGAGGTTATCACAGCAAACTCTATCTCTAGAGATGTTGATGTATCCTTTACAGTTTCTTCAATCGTGTCAAGTACGAATACAACCAATGATGGTATCCTTCACACAGACCAAGAACCAGTTGACTTAGAAAATCTTGGTAATAATGAAGCAACACTTATTGTTGATGGTATTTCAAAGGGTAGTGTGAGTGAAGTTCTAGTTGATGATGCTGGTTCATTATACGAAGTAGGTGACACATTAACATTTACAACTTCTGAGTCTGATACTAAATCAGCCACTGCGTTTGTAAGTATGGTTGGTGGTGGTATCTTACAGGAAACTGGAACACTTGATAATACAAATTTAACCACAGATGCAATCACTCTAGAAAAAGATACGAGTACCTCATTACAACCATTTAATATTATATTAGAAACAACACAATCAGATTCCTTTACAGGAGATGCGAGTGCAACAGCATTTACTCTTGTAAACACTAGTGCATCTACAGATACCCTTAAAGTTTATTTAAATAATATTTTAACAGATGCTATTAATTCTGAAGGCTCAACTATATGGAGTGCAAGTGGTACAACACTTACATTCACAACTGCTCCTGCTACTGGGGTTCGTATATTTGTTGAAGGAAATGCTGTTGACAATCTTTTACTAAACGGTACGGATAGTTCTTCTACAGATGCTGGACATACTATACTCACAGACACCGTTGTAGAAACACCAGATACACATAGCACAGATACAGACCAGATAGTTTTAGAGTTTGGAACTTTTGCAAATCTTTCTGTAACTGCTGAGTCAGGTGCAATACAAAAAGTATTCGTACAAGATGGTGGTGTTGCATACACAGACTTACCTACTGTTACAGTTACAACTACAACTGGAACTGGTACTAAACTACTTACAACTACAACAGACATTGGTGCAGCAGAATCTATCAAGATACAGAATACAGGATTTAACTACACAATTGCAAATCCACCAGAGGCAACTCTTAGAGCTCACTTTGTTTTAAAAGATGTGTCTGGAACTTTTGCAAATACAAACACTCTTACTACTCACACAGGAACAGTTAAAGGTTATGATGCAAACACACAAATTCTTG